ACTATTTTTTCATTCCACTTATATTTTTGGAAAGCTTCAACAGTCCGGCATTAGTATTGCGTATTGGTGAAGATATTATTCGTATGCCCGTTGATTGGCAGATTTTGATTGGTGAGCCAGATTTGGGAGACCTTGAAGTTGTACCGCTAACTAGCATAAATGACCGTGGGTTTAGTGCTTTTTGCTTTAACCCGATTGCAGGATTTAAACCAGCATTTAAGCCGATTGAAGTTGTAGACATTTATCAGGATGTTAAATGGTATTTTCCTAAGCTAAAGCCAGGGCAGATGTTAGCCGTTCCACTTAAAGATAAAACAGAAAAACCACTATGTGCGTTTTTTGTTAAAGAGATAAGCCGTGCTAGTGAAGTCGTAAACTATCAGCTTGCTTGGTGAAAACTGTGAAAACTGTGAATACTGATGATTTAAAATCACCACCACCAACACCAACTTTGACTCAGGTCATGTCAATGCGTGACAGGATGATGGAGTCAGTATTGTGGACTGAAATACGCAAAATGGCAGAAACAGATGAAGGTATGAAAGAGTTGATTTCTCAAGTTAAAACATACTATTATCTGCTAAAGGGGAAATAATATGGCACTAGGAATAGCTGAAGAAATGGCAGCGTTGGACAAGAAAGATCGCGAATTTCTTGACAACCTTACACCGGATGAAAAGAAAAAGTTTAGCACTTTTCTCATGATCAGGTGGGGCAGTAGTGTGGGAGGGTCATCTGCCATGCAGGGCTACTACTTGCTGGCAGCAAATGATATGTTAAACAAGAACTTTTTCAACATTCCCAAACAGCATGACAAGTTGAACTGGCTGGCTGCTACTGCGATTAGCCCAGGAAAAGGGGTTCAACGGCATCAATGGATTGGGTTGAAGAAAAAAGAAGGATCTACTGCTAAGGTAGCTAAGTTTGTGCGTAATCTATATCCCGCTATGAAGCAGTCAGATATTGATCTTATGATTAAAATGAACGACGACAAAACTTGGAAGGAAATGGCCAAAGATCTCGGCATGACACCCGAGCAGATTAAAAAAGAGTTATGATATGCCCCCTGCTCTATTAGATTCGTCAGTAGTTGTTCACTCTGAAAAATTGAGCTGCAAATACTGCGGAAAATCTTTCAGGAAACTGTCAACATTGTCGGTACATCGTTGTGAACCTAAACGACGATGGGAGCAGGAGAAAGAAGTTGGTGTTCAGTTTGGGCTACGAACTTATCTAAGATTCTTTGAAATGTCCCAAGGCAGTGCCAAAACAAAAACTTACACTGACTTTGCTGAGTCACCCTACTACTCGGCTTTTGTCAAGTTTGGGCAGCACATTGTAAAACTTCGCGCAGTAAACCCGCACGCATACATAGAGTGGACACTAAAGAACGTCAAAAAGGTTGACTACTGGACAAAAGATCAGTATTATGATCAGTATCTATATGAGTATTTGCGTAGAGAGCATCCAAATGATGCGTTAGAGCGAACTTTCACAGAGCTACAACGATGGGCTGATGAGACGGGCAAACAGTTTACTGAAATATTTACAGCGAACGTGAAAAATAAAGTATGCTTGATGCTTGTAAACGGTCGCATATCACCTTGGATTATTTATAACTGCGAAAGTGGGGTAGATTTATTGTCATCATTAAATGAAGAGCAGATAACGATGATTTTCAAATGGATTGACCCAGAGTATTGGCAGCAAAAGTTTAAAGACTTTATGGCTGATACAGAGCTGACTAAATCTATCCTTAAAGAAGCGGGAATGTAATGACATTTACTGATTATGAAAAAGTAGTGACTACCTTTTGCACGAGTTTTGCTGCTGACGTGAGGATTGAGTCTGAAGACTGTAAAGTAGAGTCAATAGGTGGATATTCCACTTATACTCATTCCCGGTATGTAAGTGAACCTGTCAGGTACACTGCCAAAATCGAAATGCCATTGGACAGGTTTCGTGAATTATTAGATAATGCTGCCAAAGAACATGCTGAGGCAATAGTTCGTGACAAAGTCGCTAGTGTTAAAACAGCGTATGAGCATTACCAGTTTCTGTTGTTGCTTGCTCAGCAAGAGGAGAAATGGGCAGGTTTATGACTTGGAAAATGTGGCCAATTACTAGTGAATACTATCAAAAAGTAAGGGTATCATTTGAAATGCGTGAAAAATCATCACAGTTCACTTCGCAGTTGTGGTGGAAGTTCATGCCAGGAATAGAGGTGGTACTATTGTGGCCAGATGGCAAGGTAAAAATTCGTAACGAGGACTGTGTTCTATCAGCAGACCCAAATGATCATTACCGTCCGTGGCTTGAAGAAAATGTTGGAAAGCAGGGGTGGGATTGGGATTGGAAAGTTCACGGCGACTATACAGCTGGCAGTAGTCAAGTATTGTTAAAGATTAGACGCAGCAAAGCACAGTTTGCAACAATGGCGGCACTGAAATGGAAATAATGACACGATCACAGTTTAGTGAATATTTCAACAACTTGGAACCACGATTTAACACAACCAGCAAAGATAGCCCTTTATGGATTCCAGAAACTGACTGCCTTCCGTCGAGTCACTTCATCCAAATATCGCAACTCGGCCTTAAAGGGAAGTTAAAGAAAGATTTTTGGAAATGGTGTAACCAAACATTGTTTGGCCAGGTTAGATGCTACTCATCGGGTGATGATGGCGAATGGTGGGGGTTCACGGATCTAAACGACATTCCGATCTTTTTGTTAAAATGGAGTTAATACCTGATGTTTAAACGAGGCGATATAGATATTGATTTTGCTGACAGAACAGCAGCGTTAGCTCATTTGAAATATGTGTCAGCAAGTGCTAGGAAAGAAAATACAACTTTCAGCAAGCATGCGTCTGGCGTATACTTTACCTCAATCCCGCATGATGTAAACAACTGGTCTACTATTGATTACAAGGAAGCAGAAAAGCGAGGGTACTACAAGATTGACTTTTTGAACATGTCAGTTTATGAAAAAGTTAGGTCAGAAGAACATCTGATCGAGCTGTTAAATATGACTCCGCCGTGGCATAAACTGCTGGAAAAATCCTTCTGCGAACAACTGGCACACATTGGGAATTACCATTGGATGATCCGAAACTTGAAAGAACCTATCAACAGCATACCGCGGCTGATGATGTTTATCTCACTTATCCGTCCAGGTAAAAAACATTTAGCTGGAAAAACTTGGAAAGAAATCGCAAAAACGATTTGGGATACTACAGACGACGGATACAGCTTCAAAAAATCGCATGCCTGTGCTTACTCACATTTGATTGTTGTTCAGATGAACTTACTAGTTGAAAATGAGGTCGTTATCTAAGAGCGGCTGGGTGATAAAGTCCTCCCGCAACCTGTTTCCAGTTAGTAAGAGTTCCAACTTGAACTGGAGATGATTTGTTTGTAATCGTTCCGTCACCTAGTTGACCATAGTTGTTGAGTCCAAACGTCCAAAGCGAGCCATCTGTTTTCACTGCGGCAGTGTGCCAAAATCCTGCCGCAGCCTGTTTCCAGTTAGTAAGAGCACCAACTTGAACTGGGGATGATTTGTTTGTAGTCGTTCCGTCACCTAGATGACCATGGCGGTTGTCTCCAAACGTCCAAAGCGAGCCATCTGTTTTCACTGCGGCAGTGTGATAAAATCCTCCCGCAACCTGAGACCAGTTAGTAAGAGTACCAACTTGAACTGGGGATGATTTGTCTGTAATCGTTCCGTCACCTAGTTGACCGACGTTGTTGCGTCCAAACGTCCAAAGTGTACCATCCGTCTTAATTGCGGCAGTGTGATAAGTCCCACCCGTTACCTGTTTCCAGTTAGTAAGGGAACCAACTTGAACTGGAGATGATTTGAGTGCAGGCGTTCCGATACCTAGTTGACCGAAGAGGTTGTATCCAAACGTCCAAAGCGAGCCATCTGTTTTCACCGCGGCAGTGTGATAAAATCCACACGCAACCTGTTTCCAGTTAGTAAGAGAACCGACTTGAACTGGAGATGATTTGTCTGTAATCGTTCCGTCACCTAGTTGACCTTTGACGTTGTATCCAAACGTCCAAAGCGAGCCATCTGTTTTCACTGCGGCAGTGTGATACACTCCTCCCTCAACCTGAGACCAGTTAGTAAGAGTACCAACTTGAACTGGGGATGATTTGTTTGTAGTCGTTCCGTCACCTAGATGACCATGGCGGTTGTCTCCAAACGTCCAAAGCGAGCCATCTGTTTTCACTGCGGCAGAGTGAAAATATCCTCCTGCAACCTGTTTCCAGTTAGTAAGGGAGCCGACTTGAACTGGAGATGATTTGTTTGCAATCGTTCCGTCACCTAGTTGACCGTAGAGGTTGTATCCACACGTCCAAAGCCCGCCTGCCACAACCATCACCGAAGCAACCACTACTTGAGCAGCAGAGGTATTGGAGCCGGCTGAATTAGTAGCAGTTAAGGTAACATTATATGATCCAGCCACAGAATACGTGTGAACTGGGTTTTGATCAGTTGAAGTAGCCATATCACCAAAATCCCATAACCAAGAAGTTGGGGTATTTGTTGAGGTATCAGTAAAAGTGACATCAAAAGGAACATCACCAGCACCAGTTGATTTGGTAAACGAGGAAACTGGAACAACTACTGTTGGCCCAGGTGGTGTGGCAATTCCAGCACCTTCAGTAGTGCAAATGATCTTCCCACTGACTGTTATATTTTGTAAAATCAAAC